CAGCGCTCCGCTGGTGATGCGCCTGGTCCGGGTGTACGTCCAGACCACGCTGTTCGGGTTCCTGGACGGCGGTTCCATCTGCAATGTGGACGGCGTGCAGTACGAAGTGTGGAAGCGGTTGATGGAGGGCGACGGCGCTCTCTCTCAGTTGCTGTTACGGGTTTCATAGGAGGCAACATGCGAATGGTCAACCGCGGCATCGCGCCGCAAGCCTTTAACCGGGCGCAACGCGCAGAGCGCGCCACCCAGCAGCATGCCGGGAGCGATGGCATGAAGGACCTGGGCGACGCGTACACCCGAAAAAAGAAAAGCTCGGCCAGCAAGTTGAAGGACGATGACGCCGACGACAAGAAGAAATGAGCCCCGCTCCAGCCAAATCGGTAGGCGAACTTATCACCGAGTACGCTGCGGCAGTTCTGACCGTGGGACTGCCCGGCGTTCTGGTTTGCAACCAGCGCATTCGTCCGTTTGAGCAGTCCGAACTTCCCGCCGTCAACGTGAAGATGGGCAACGAGCGAGTTACCTATCCCACGGCTACGAAGCGTACCTCCCCGATTGCTGACCGGGAGTTGCACCTGATGGTCCGACTGGAGGCGGCTGGAGATCCGCCCCCGACCGATCCTCTCCGCGTACTGGCAATCCAGACCCTGATGGGGGACCGATCCCTGGGCGGGTTGGCCATCGGCATCGATGAAGTAGAGAGCCAGTGGGAGGACGAGGCCGGAAGCGATGCGACCTACGGTGTTCTGCTTATCGATTTTGCGGTTCGCTATCTCACGGCGGCTAACGATCCCACGGTAAGGATGGGTCCGGCTGCTAGTAGCTGAGTTTTTCAAATCTTGCACCACGAAGAGGTTTCACAATGCCAACGCAACCGACTCCAAATCCGCAAAACCTATACCTCGGCGCGGGCGAGGTTTGGTTGGACCGGTTCGACCCGGTCACGTTTCTTCCGACCGGCTCGTACCGTCACCTGGGCGACGTCGACTCGCTCGAACTCAACACCGTTGTGAAGTCCCTCGAAAAGAAATCGAGCATGGATGGCGCGCGCGGCACATACGCCAACGTCATCGTGAGCGCCGACATCGACGTCACGCTGAAGCTCGCCGAGCTTGACCCGGAGAACTTTGCTCTGGCCATGCTGGGCAGCACCGCGCCGTGGACGCAGGCTATCGCGGCCTCGATCTCCGCGGGAGTGATCAACAACGGCAATGCGATTGTTCTGGATCGATGGTACGACCTTGGCTACCTGAATCCGCACGTGACCAGCGTCGGCTCGCTACTTGCGGGCGTCGATTACGTCGTCGACTACCCGACCGGAATGATTAAGTTTCCGTCGACGGGAACAGCGGCTGCCGCGGTGTACACGTGGGTCGGGACCGCTCCAGCAGTGACGGGAGGGAAAGTGTGGTACGGGCTGGGTGCCATCGAGACTTACGGCGCGCTGCGCTATCGCAGCGCCGCCAACCAGATCACGGGAGTGCAGATGCTCCTCGATATCTGGAACATCCAGCTGATGCCCGAGGGAAACCTGCAGTTAATCGCCGAGCAGTTCGGCGAGGCGACGCTGAAGGGGAAGGTCCAGGTGGACACGACGAAGCCCGTGGGACAGCGCTACTACCGGGTCCGGCAGCTGCCGTCCTCCGTGTACGTCCCTGCGTAGTTTTTTCCTGTAGGCCGCGGGCCGGTGTCCCCGGCCCGCAGTTTTGTTCGCAGAGGTGATCTATGTCGATGTATCTCGCTCTCGCTGTTTGCGTGGCAGGGCTGCTGCTGTTCCTGCTGACCGGCCTTCCCACCACTCCACCGCCGAGCCCGATGAACATGAAGTGGAACAAGGCAGGCTTTGCAATGTTCTGGGTTGGGCTGCTGGCGTTCCTGCTGACCTATCCGGTGAAAGCCATCAGCCTGCTCCACTAGGTTGCTAGCAATCTAGATTTCTAGCCCAGGGGCTCTGCACCTTAGCTGCAAGCGAATGAGAGAAACGCCCTTTAAACACGCGCCCTTAACGCCCGCCAGGCGAGCTCGCCGGCGAGCGCGATCGCACCAGGTGCGAAACCGCAAAGCTATAGCAGAGGGAGAACCAAAACGATGGCGGAGATCATCGAACTTGGCGGGAGAAAATTCCGCGCAATCATAAATTCCACGGTGGAGCACGACTTCACCGTCATGCAACTCCTGGCGCAAGCGGGGCTGGACGGGGCAGCGCAGCAAGAGGGCGAGAGCTACGACGACTTCGCCGTGCGCCTCGTGTCGCAGGTGATCAGCTCCGGCCACGCGTCCGATCTCGTCGGCACTTTCATCATTCCCGAGGACATCGCTGACCCAGAGTGGATTCCGCTGACTGGTGTCGCGACCGCGTCCTTCGTCCGCAAGCTCACCGCTCCCGACGACAAGCTGCAGATCCGCCAGCTTGTGGTGACCCTGCTCGCGGGTTTCTGTCAGGCCGGGCTGTTCTCATTCGCCGTTTCGCACGATGCTTCGACGGAAGAAACGGCAACACCCCGGCCAGCAGCGACGTCATCGATAGATTCAGCCCTTGGGGTGATCTCATCCGGACTCTTGCAGGCCCCGATCCCACCCGGTACCTGGCATTGGCTCGCTGCTCACTTGAAGAGGCTCTTTACGCGTTCCTGGACGCGCTCCGAAAAGAGGCGCGTCACGACTTCGAACTAGAACTTGTGTTCTGGGCAATTCTGACAGCGGGCGGCCGCACCAATAAACCGATGCCCGAGCCGCCCGAGATCTTGAAGGACTGAAAAATGCCGACAAAAGACTACCGAGTTCGACTGAGCGCAGAGGGCCAGCAGGAAGTCGTCAACGCGTTCCGCCGCGTGCAGCAAGAAGCTGGCAAATCCAAGCAGAGCGCGGTCGACGCGAGTGCCGGGTTCAACCAGCTGAAGGACGCAGCGCATTCGCTCGCCGCGGAATTCCTGGGCTACGAGACGGCATTCCGCGCTTTCGAAGGCATCAAGGGCGCGGTGGAGGGGTCACTCGACTTTGCTGCGAGCATGGGAAAGCTGCAGGAGAAGACTGGGCTCTCCGCGGTGTCGCTGCAGGTGTGGGCCGCGGCTGCTAAGCGCGTGGATGTGAGCCAGGAGACGGTCAGCAAGGGCCTGGGCCTGTTCGCGAAAGCAATGGGGAACCTGCAGCAGGGCAGCGCTAAAGCCACCACGTCTCTACAGATCCTTCTCGGCTCCGCCAAGGCGTTGAACGGTCTAACCACGGACGAGAAGCTGCACAAGATCGTCGACGGCCTGGCGAAGATGAGCGCGGGTAGTCAGCGCGCGAAGATCACGACCGACCTGTTCGGGAAGGCCGGCCTCGAGTTGCTCCCCGTGATCGACCAGCTGGGCGGGCAGGGCTTCGACAAATTGAAAGACAAGCTGCAGTCGTTCGGTGACCTGCTCAGCGACAACGCCATCAAGGAGGCGAAGGAAGCGGAAGAGACTCTGGGCGATTTAAAGCTCGCGGGCCAGGGCCTGGCCATGCAATTCACCGAAGGCCTGCTCCCTTCCATCACGAGCCTCGCGGGAGCGCTGGTGTCGTTCTCTACCGGTGCTAGGGACGGTGGGAACTCGATCAAAGAGTTGGGAACGAAAATCGGCGAGACCACGAAGAACGAAGTCTTCGGGTTTGTGTATGCCATGACCAAGGCCCGCGAGGTTATGGACGTCATGTTTGCCGACGCGCGCGCAGCGGGAAAGGTGCTCGGCAGCTGGCACCCCTTCCGCGATTTCAAACGCATCAGGGCGGAGGAGAAGGAGGACGTCGCCCAGGCCATCGCGGATTTCAAGCAGGAGCGCAAAGCCCTATTCGATGCGATGAACGCCGGGGACGAGGCCGCAAAGTCGGAGAAGACCGCCGGGGCGATCAAGGCAGCAGAGCACGATGTTGAGGTCCGGAGCGCGGCGCAGATCTCCGCCGCGGAGCGCCTGGCAAGAGCCAAGACCGGCCTCGAGATGGAGCAGGCGCGCGCGATCCTCGAGGTCGACAAGGAAACGAACCGGGCCGCGGCGGAGTTTGAAAAAGAGCGCTGGAACCTGGGCATCGAATCCGTGACGCAGTACTACGCGACTCGCCGCGCCCTCGCGAAGACGCTGGCAGACGAGGAAAAGGCGGCACTCGACAAGCAAATCGCGGCGCAGCAGGCTGCTCTGAAAAACGAATCGGACCCTGCGAAGCGCCTGGAGATCCAGAAGACGATTGTGGAACTGCAGGCGAAGGCCGATGCGCAGCGCATCCAGCGCGAGGGCGCAATCGAAACCATGGTCCTGGAGGAGGCTGCGGAGCGTGTGAAGCTCGCCCAGGGAGTGCTCGCCTTCGAGGACAAGCTCGCTGAGAAACAGGGAAAAGGGCACGCCGCCGAAATCGCTGCTATCGACCGCGAGGCCGAGAAGTATCGCAAGGCGCTTACGGAACTGGGCGGGAACACGTCGGACATCGACAGCAAGGTCGACGAGTTCAAGCGGGTCATGAAAGCCGAGGCCGACTTCAAGCAGGCGGAGAAAGAAGCGGAGGACAGTCTCCGGCACCTCGAAGATGCGCGCAAGCGAATCAACGACCAGGCTGAGAAGGGCGCGATCTCCCAGGCGGAAAAGCGCCGCGAGTTGATCAAGCTCGACAAGGACGAACTGCCCGCGCTGCAGGCACTCTACGCGGAAATGCAAAAGATCGCGACGCAGAGCGGCCTTCCGGAACTGGTGAAGGACACAGAACAGTTCGGCGTCAAGGTCGATGATGCCGACGCCGCGCTCCGCAAGGTGAAGACCTCCAGCAAGGACGTCGGCGCAGCGCTCGAGAAGAGCCTGGGCAAGGACCTAAATAAATTCCTCACCAAGGGGATTTTCGAAGCCAAGAATTTCGGCGACGCCATGAAGGGCCTGGCGATGGACGTCGCCTCCAGCATGGCGCAGATGTTCCAGCAGCTGATGATGAAGATGATCCAGGCGAAGCTGCAGGCAAAGCTGACCTCTGCGGGCGGTGACGACGGGGGCGGCGGGTTTATGGGATTCCTCTCGGGACTGGCGGGATCGGAAAAAGCGGCCGGGGGCGAGATCCACGGGCCCGGCACGGGAACGAGCGACAGCGTTCCGATTTGGGCGTCGACAGGCGAATACGTGGTGCGCGCTGCAGCTGTGAAGCAGCCGGGCATTCGCGAGTTGCTGCAGACCATTAACTCTGGCCTGGTCACTCCGCGCCTCGCGCGATCCCGGAACCCCGGCTTTGCGCAAGGCGGCATCGTCGAGGGCGGCTTCGTTACCGGGGGGCGCGAGTCGAGTCCGCAAGCGCAAATGACCGTTGGCCTCGATTACGGGCTTGTTTTGAAACACATCAGCGCCCATCCCGACTTCGGTCGGGTCCTGGTGAAACATTTGGATTTGAACCGCAAAGCGGCGGGTGCCGCACTCGGCGTAAGGGGTTAGCAATGTCCGTCCAGACTGGAAGCGCCGCCAACGTCGGCGCGTTGCTCGATGCGTTGAACGCGTTCCTTACCCTCGGGCATTCTCTCGATCCCCAATACACGGGGACCGGGAACGGAACCATCGGGGCCCTAATCGGAACAGCCGCGAGCGTCGTCGAAACCATCACGGCAACAGCGACCGACGCGACGCACTTCGCCGTCGTTGGCAGCGTGTCTGGTTCGCTCGGGGTCGCGACCGTGGGCGTCGCGTTTGTTTCGGCGGTCGCGCATTTCACGATCACCGCCGGGGGCGTGGCGTTCATCGCGGGCGACGTGATTTCGTTCGCCATGACGCCGCCCTGGTCGGCTCTCGAATCGGTCGCCAGCACCGAGTACATTTGGTCCGCACCGGGCAACGACGGGACCGGGAACGTCCTCGTCGGCGCGAGTCGATTCTCCGATGTGGGCGGCGATTACGACGACCTCCGGCTCGGCGGGTTCTACGGGTATTCATCCGCGCAGACTTTCACAACCCAACCTGGCGCGATGACCGACACGATTCTGCCCTTGCTGCGCGTGGGCGCGTTGCCTTACTGGTTCATTGCGAACGGTCGCCGGGTCGTCGTCGTCGTCAAAGTTTCGACGAATTACGAACTCGCTTACCTCGGCCTCATCAACGAGTACGCGTCTCCGTCGCAATTCCCTTACCCGCTCGCGGTCGGCGGCTCGATGAATTGGGCCGCCAGTCCGCCGCCCGTGGGCGATGGGCGTTGGCGTTGGTCCTACAACGGAAACGAGCACATCGGGTTTCCGTTCGGTTCGCAAACCCCCGCGAACGATATTCCGGCGCAACTTAAGTTGCGCCGTCCCGATGGAGTTTGGCGCGGGTTCGCGGCCTCGTTTGGAGGCGGGGGCGGCGTGTGGCCCTATGGGCAAGGGGCGCTCGCCGTGCGCGAGAACCTCGACGGTTCCTATTCGCTCATTCCCATTCTGCTTACAGAGGACGCGCCGAACTGTTTCGGCGAGCCCGACGGCGTGGCCTTCGTGACCGGGTACAACCAAGTTTCAGAGAACACGGTCACGATCAACCGCGTCCAGTGGCTCGTCGTGCAAAACATTTTCAGAACGACGGAGCACGACTATTGCGCCGTCAAACTGGCATGAGGTTCTATGGCATTTTTGCAGGGAACGACGACCGACATTATTGACCTGGTGGGGCAACTCGTGACCTGGCTCGCGGGGTTGGGTTGGACCGTGAACATGGTTCCGACCGTGAACGGCAACGCCGGGGGCAAGCGGGCGCACTTATCCAAGGGCGCGGTGTATGTGAATCTGCAAACCGCCATCGGCGACGGTGACTTGGTTCCCGACTATGCGGTCATCGGTTGCAATGGGTTGTTCCTGTATCTATCCGACAGCTACGACGCCGCCCAAAGTTATTTGACGCAACCCGGCGGCCCGCACGATGTGCGGCCCATGCGGGCGATGGTCGCCGTGTCGACGCTTAATTTCCCAACCCCTTACGGGCGCTTTTTTGCATTCTCCGACGCGAGCGACAACGTTGTCGTCGTGCTGGAACGGCGGTCGCTCAATTTCTCGGCCTTCGGTTGGGGTCCGGCGCTCGCGAAGGCGGGAGCATGGAGCGACGGGCGGTATTTTTTCGCCCAGACCTACCGCACGGGAATCCAAACGGACGACGCAACCCCGAACGTCTTCGGCGATTGTCCTTTTAGCGTCAATGGATTGCCGACCGGTTTTGTTCGCGCCGACGTGGATGCGTTCGTTTCGAAATGGCTCGGGTGTGCGCTCTCCGCGCAAAACGTGACCGGAAAGATTTGTTACACCGGATTTGGGGCGGCGGGACCGCCGACCGATGTCCCGGACTGGGCGGTAGGTTACGCCCGGCTCGCGCCGTCGCTGCTCAACTCGCAGGCCGTGCTCGTCCCGGTCGATATTTACGCGGCGAGGGATGCGGGCGGCTCGTCGCTGCTCGGTTCGGTTCCCAACGTCTTTTTAACAAACGCTGTCGGGCATGGGTTCGGCCCGGCGGGGACTTTCTCCATCGGTGCGGACAATTACGTTCTTTTCCCTGGATACGGATACGGGTACGCAATTAAGAAAGTATGAACACGGACGGCAATCTCGAAACGTTCTCGCGGATGAGCGCGAGCGACACGGCGCACGGGTTCACGCCCGCGGCCGGCTCCGCGCTCGCGAGGCTTCGGAACGCTCGATCCGGCTCCGGAGCGGTAGGGAGTCCTGCGGCACCAGCTCGGCGCAACTCGGCGGGATGGGTCGAGGAACAGATCGGCGGGCGCATCTTCGAGCGCATTCTCATTACCCCGAGCGTCGCGAACTTGGGCAGCGTCTTTACGCAACAGGAAGTCGAAGTCGATATTCGGAACACGTTCCGGGCTGTCGCGCGGGTTATGTCCGGCATCACGGTATCGGGACCAGGGTCGGCGGTCGTTCCGGCTTTCGTGTTCCCGGTCGGCATCCCGGCGATGTCGGTCGTCGCCGCGATTCTCACGTTCCCTGGTGCGGGCGACCCCGTCATCGACGAGTCGTTTGATTTCGTGTTTTCCGGCTTCGATGGGACGACGCTCGTCGCCCTCGGGCAACGGCTCGCGGTTTTCTCCATCGAGGCGGATTGGGACGCGGGAATCTCAGAGACGCCCCAAGTCTGGTTAACGGATGTGCTGAAGGGCCTCACGGACGCCGAACAGCGCGTCCAATTGCGGACCCTCCCAAGATCCCGCGTAAAGTTCAAAGTCTTGCCCACGGGCCGGGAAACGGCATTCCTTGAGGGCTTGCTGCTGGCATGGCAACAGTACCTTTTCGGGGTTCCGTTTTGGCCCGACAAGCAACCCTTGTTGCTCCCTGTCGAGCCGGGCGACGCCGCGATTTCCTTCGATTGGAGCGAGCGCGAGTTTGCACCAGGCGGATACGCGGTCCTATGGCGGGACGCGCTCACGGTCGAAGTTGTGACCCTCGCGGCGCTCGTCGTCGGGGGCGCGTCGCTTTCCGGCTTGCTGCAAAACGCCTGGGCCGCCGACGGGCGGACGTGGGTCGTCCCGATCCGGCGCGGGCGGCTCGCCGACAAAGTGGACCTGCTGCGCAAGAACCAAGAAACCGTCGAGGCCGAGGTCGTGTTCGAGGTTGAGGTCGTATGACGACGTATCGAAGCGCGACCGTGTGGGACGCGGAGCCAAACGCCATCGCGGATCCGAAAGATTCGTTCCGGCGGTCGCTGCAAAAACTCGACCCCGGTCCGGGGAAAGAAACCGTCATTGACCGGAGCGGTGTGACCACCCTCGAGATGGATGCGCTTGCGTACCTGTTCGAACAGCGGTCCGAGGTCCTCGCGTTCCGGGCGTTCCTGGCCTCGTGCAAAGGGCGGCTCGTTGGTTTTTGGTTGCCGACCTGGCAAGCCGATTTCCGCTTGTACGCTCCGGCCGCGGCGGGCGCGTCCGTCCTTGAAATCAAAGCGTGCGGGTATTCGCGCTTTTCATTCTGGAACCTCGCCCGGCGCGACATCGCGATCATGATGCTGGACGGCTCCGCGAAATATTTCCATCGCATCGTCGACGCCACATGGGACGGTGGGCCCTTCGAATCGCTCACGCTGGAAACTCCGCTTGACGGGAACGTCGTCGACGCGTCGGTCCTGATTTCCTTTTTAACCTTCGCCCGGCTCGCGACAGATGACGCGGGTGAGTGCGTTTGGCAGACGACCGAGGTCGCGAGCGGGGTTCTGTCGTTCGTGAGTCTACCGAGGGAGGTCCCGGCATGACATACGCGTTGCGGGAAACCAGCGGCAACGCCGGGCAGCCTGTCGAGCTATACGCGTTTCAAACCGAGGATGCAGGTTGGTTCTACACCTCGGGCGACCAGGCCGTCGTGCACCTGGGGGAAACGTTCGCGATTGAAACCATGCAACGGACCGCCGTCCAGCAATCCGGCGAGGCGAAGGCCGGACAAATCAAAATCACGCTTCCTCTCACGAACCCGGTCGCGCAATTGTTCAAAAGCTACATCCCCGACACTCCGATGTCGGTTGTCATCTACCGAACGCACGGCGCGGACGGCGAGTTCGCAGTCATCTTCACGGGCCGGGTCCTGGTGGCGAACTTCGGGGACTTCGCGGAACTCACGGCGATGCCGGAAAGCGACGTGCTGAAGTACCTTGTCCCCTCACAACAGTTCCAAACGCAATGCAACCATTTCCTGTTTGATGCGGGTTGCAAGGTCGCGAAAGAATTGTTCGCCGTGCCGGGGAGCGCGACCGCCATTGCCGGGAACCTGATCACGGTCCCCGCGTGCGCCGCGAAGCCTGACGGGTGGTTCAACGCTGGATACGTCGAATTCGGATTACAGCGCCGAATGATTCTCTTGCAAATCGGGGGAGTCTTGACGCTCATGGCCCCGGTTCCGGGCCTTGCCGTCGGCTCGGAGTTGACGGCGTACGCGGGATGCATGAGGGATTTCGGAACATGCGTTTCGAAATTCAACAACCCGGCAAACTTCGCCGGGTTCCAATGGATTCCCGACAAAAATCCTTTTGCAACGCCGTTTACATAGGGGCGGCGTGGGCGGGTGAGTCTTCCTCTGGATACTGGTACAACTCGCGGCTTACATAGCTTCGACCGTCCTCACGATGTACCTCGCCTCAAAGGCGAAGAGTCTCGCGTCGGGACTCGGCGATTTCACGCTCCCCACTGCAGAGGAAGGAAGGATCATTCCCGTTGTTTTTGGGACGGTAAAACTTGCGGCCCCGAACGTCGTTTGGTACGGCGACCTCCGCGTGACCCCGCTCAAGCATGGCGGTTGGTTGACGGTCGGGTTTAAGACGACCGTCGGGTACAGGTATTACATCGGCATGGATTTAATGCTTTGCCATGGCCCGGTCGATTCGCTCGCCGAACTCGGGTCGATTTCCGGAATGGTCGGGAAGTGCGCAGGGGACGGATACATCTCCGAATGCACGGCGACGCCAGGCCCCGACCCTTTTACGGTCGTCCTCATCGCGACTGACGCGACGCACTTCAACGTAACAACGCAGCGTCCCGCCGATGCGCTCCCCGTTTCTGGCGGGGTCGCCGTCGTCGGCACGCCTTACTCGTCCGCGTATGTAACGACGCTGCTCATCGTCGCGGGACCGACGACGCCCTTTGCTCCGGGCGATCAGTTCTCGTTTACAGTCTCGACGCCCTCCGCGATTTTTGCGCAGGACAAGGCGGTCAACTACGACCATCCGACGTCAGTGGGAGACGATATTTGGGAAGTCTATTTGGACGCGTTGAACCTGTTCGGCGGCGACAAAGGCGGCGGCGGGATGGCGGGCCTGGTGATGGTTTACCTCGGAACCGAGACGCAACCCGCTTGCCCGTACCTCTTGGGGAAGTTGCCGGGCGCGTCCGTCGTCCCGTCCTATGCCGGATACTGTCACGCGGTTTGCACGCAAATCTATATCGGCACGTCGAACCAAGTCCCGCCGCTCGCGTTCGTCGTCAAGCGTTGCCCGGACCCGCTCGCGCAAGGGAACGGCGACATCGGCGGCGATGCGAACCCGGCCTGGATCATTTACGACATGATGACTAGCGTTCGCTATGGCCTCGGCATCCCCTCGGCTCGCTTCGATTCCGCCGCATTCATCGCGGCGGCGGCAACTCTGGCGCTCGAAGGCTTGGGAATGTCGTTGCAAATCGACACGATAGGGAGCGCGGATTCGTTTCTTTCGGACGTGCTCCGGCACATCTCGGGTGTTCTCTATACCGACCCCGCGACGGGCCTTTGGACGCTGAAACTTATCCGCGACGATTACGACCCGACGACGCTCGTCGAAATCGGCGACGACGATTGTCTCGAACCGCCGGAGTTCTCGCGCATCACATGGGACGAGACTCTGAACGAAATCAAAGTTAAATTTTGCGACCGCTCTCTCAATTTCACGCCCCGGTCAGCTCAAGCGCAGGAAACGGCAAACTATGCGGTTCGCGGGCAACTCGCGAGCGACACGCAAGATTTTCTCGGGTTGTCGAATCAGAACATCGCGCAAATCATCGCGGCGCGGGAACTCAAGGCGCACTCGTACCCGTTCGGGCGGGTCCGTCTGAAAACCACGCGCAAGGCTTGGAACTTCCGAACCGGCGGCGTGTTCGGGTTTTCGAATGCGGCGCTCGGGTTCTCTCTCGTTCCCTACCGGATTGCTGGCATCAACTACGGCGAACTGACCAAAGGCGAAATCGAAATTACCGCCATCGAGGACGCGTTCGGAATGGCGTCCCCGGCGTACACGCCGCCATTCTCCGGCGGGGGATGGAGCAACCCGACTCCGACGGGCCCGCCGCCCGCGCCCCTGGCCGAGGCGTTAATGGAAGTGCCTTATGCGCTGCTCGGCTCGCCGCAGCGTTTTGTCGCCATGCTCGCGGCCCGAGGCGACGGCCTCTCGCTCGATTGCGACATCGATTCCTCGACAGGCGGCCCCCTCGCGCTCACGAATGAGGACGAGGCGTTCGTCCCGCTCGGTTACCTCCGCGACGCCTATCACGCGAAGGCCGGGCCGGAAGATTCGACCGGGTTCGTCCTGGCGTCCGGCGTGGACCTCGACGCCATCGCTTCGAATCTTTTCCTCATTGACGACGAGGTTATGCGTTTTACGGCGATGACGGAGAACCTCGACGGCTCGTATTCGGTCGTGGGCATCGCTCGCGGATTGTTCGACACGCTTCCCGGCGACCATGCGCCTGGCGCGTTGGTTTGGTTCTTCGGCGACGGCGCGGCGTACGTCCAACCCGCGACGTACCCGGCGGACGTGACCGTCACGGCGAAGGCGCTCCCCTCGAATTCGTACGGAACGACCGATCCGTCGCAAGTCGCGAGCGTGAGTCTGACGACTGTAAGCCGGGCGCAATTGCCTTACCCGCCGGGCGACGTGCTCGTTAATGGGGTTTGGTATCCGGTTTCGATTCTCGGCGACGCTGATTTTTCTTGGCTCGACCGTCATCGCGTGAACCAGGGGCAAAGCATCATCCGCCAGGACGACCCCAGTTTCCCCGGCGGCATCGAGGGCAACTACACGCTTACGGTCACAATCGGCGGCGTTCTCATCGTGAACCTCGCCGCGCAAGTGGGCAACGCATACGCGTTCACGCTCGCGGCCAGGCTCGCGGCGACCCAGACGGGTCCGGTCGTGTTCACAATCAAGCCCGTTAATGGGGCGCTCGTTGGTAGAACCCGAACGCTGTCGTTTTGGATGAGCGGCTTCGGGATGTGTTTCGGAATGGAATTCGGAGGTTTCCAAGGATGATCAGCAACGGCCCAAATCTCGGGTTACTCATCAATGCGGCGACAGGCGACCAACATGATGTAGCGTTCCGAAAATTGCTTCGCGCCGTCGATGCCCTCGTTCTGCTCATGGTGAAAAGCCGGACGCTGACAGCGCCGCCCGGCTCGCCCGCGAACGGCGACCGCTATATCGTCGGACCCTCGCCGACAGGCGCTTGGAGCGGGCACGCGAACGCGGTCGCGGTTTGGACGACCGACGACCCGGCGACGCCGCTCGGTTATTGGGAATTTCACACGCCCGCCGAAGGTTGGCTCGCATGGTCCCAAGCCGACGCGGGCGCGTACGCGTTCACGTCCGGCGCGTGGGCGATTCTCATAAACCCCGCGTCGCTCGTGACGAGTGTCGCCGGGCGCTCCGGCGCGGTCACGCTCGCCGAGGCCGATGTCGCGAGCCTCACGACCGACCTGGCAGCGACGGAGAAAACCGCCAACAAGGGCGCGGCAAGCGGTTACGCATCGCTGGATGGAACCGGACACGTTCCGCTCGCGCAAATTCCGCCGGGCATCGCGGGCGCTTTGCAGTATCAGGGAACATGGAACGCGACGACAAACTCGCCCGCGCTCGCGAACGGCGTCGGGACCCAAGGATTTTTCTATAAGGTCGCGACCGCCGGGGCGACCGTCATCGACGGAAACGGCCCTTGGAACGTCGGCGATTTGATTTTGTTCGACGGTACAGTGTGGGACAAAATCGACAATTACGAAGCGGTGACAAGCGTCGCGGGCCGGACGGGCGCAATCGTTCTAACCGAAGCGGACATCGCGAGCCTCACGTCGGACCTCGGAACCCTAACGTCGTCGCTGTCGGCGGAAGCAACAGCGCGGAGCACGGGCGACGCTTCGACCCTCGCGACCGCTTCCGCGTTGGTCACAGCGGAAGCAACAGCACGAGCAACCGCCGACGCGTTGCTCGCCCCGAAGGCGTCCCCGGCATTGACCGGAACGCCGACTGCGCCAACGCCCGCCGCCCTCGACAACTCGACGAAAATCGGAACGACCGCTTACACGGACGCGGCGGTCACGGCGCAAGCGGCGGCTACAACGACAGCAATCGCGGTTGAGACGACGCGAGCGACGACGGCGGAAGCCTTGCTCGCCCCGAAAGCCTCGCCCGCGCTCACCGGGACGCCGACCGCGCCGACCCCGGCGGCCCTCGACAATTCGACCAAGCTCGCGACGACGGCTTACGACGACGCGGCGGTCGCTGTCGAGAAAGCCCGCGCAATCGCGGCGGAAGCGTTGCTCTCGCCCCTTGCGAACCCGATAAACACGGGTTCGGAAAAGCTGCAAAACCCAACGCTCGCGACTTCAACCGTTGCACAATCAAGCCCGATCAGTAGCCTAAGCGGGCAATTCTGGAACGGCTCCGCGTCGGCGGAAGATTTGTGGACGTTCCAAAGCATCCTCACGAACGGGACCAACGGCCCGAGCACGCTTACCATTGGGCACTCGGGAAGCACGGGCGCGGCAAAGGTAAGTGCGCCGAATCTTATCGTTGGAAATGGTTCGGCGGGAGCGCCTTCGCTGTCGTTCATTGCAGATGCTACGACGGGGTTCTCCTACATAGCAGGAAGCATAAGTGTCGTGTGGAGTGTGGCGGGAGTTGCTCAACTCTGGATTGGCTCGACAACGAACTACGGACTAACCGCACGTAGTGACAGAGTGCTCGGATGGTCTGGTTCTACGACGGTAGCGACTGCCGCCGACACGGGTCTTTCCCGCCTCGGCGCGGCATCCCTTGCCATCGGCAACGGAACGGCGGGCGACTTTACCGGCAGTCTGAAACTCGGCGCGTTGTCGATGACGAACGGGACGGTCGCAACCGTGAGTTCGACGAACGCCTCGCCCCTGCTTACCCTTTCTGCAAACTATTGGGCGACGGGCGCGGTTTCAGCGGCGGACACTTGGACGTTGCAAACTTCCTTGGCGGCGGGCTTGAACGGTATTAGCACGTTGACCATTGCACACGCGGGGAGCACAGGTGTTGCTTCGGTCGCTCTAGGGGTTCCCAGTTCTCAGAAGGGGATACTGACTCTTTGTCAATCTACCGCAAGTACTATTGCCGCATTGTCCTTAGCGTCGAACGTGCTGACAATCGCTAGTCCGTCGGACACTACACTAACAGTCGGTACGAATAGGTTCACCAATTTCAGCGGGGCCGCTCTTGGAATTCGCATCACTCCCGATTTCAACTTGATTGCATTCGGCAGTTCAGTTGACACCGGTATCTCGCGCACCGCTGCGGGTGTGCTCGCCATCGGAAATGGAACGGCGGCGGACGCGAGCGGAACTCTGAAATGTGCGGCGCTCATTGCTGCCACTAATACGGAGAGTGTGATTCAATCGGCGGGCGGTACAGGTGGCGCGACCATCGGATTTGCAAGCAACTCCGTTTTGGATTTTGCGTTCGGCGGGTCGGCGATTCTCCGCAGCAACCTAAACTCCCGCGTTACATATCTGACGACGGATTATATTGTCGGTTGGGGCAGTCCGGGCGCGAACACTCTTGATGTCGCGTTTACCCGCCTCGCCGCGAATTCCCTCGCCATCGGCAACGGAACCGCCGCGAACGCTTCGGGGAAATTGACCCTCGCAAATTTGAAAGTTACAGGCCTCGCCGTGTACGCCAACAACGCGGCGGCGATTGCGGGCGGCTTGTCGGCGGGCGATTTGTACCGGACCGGAGCCGACCCCGACCCGGTTTGCGTAGTTCACTGAGGAAGGATTTTCCGAATGATAAAGCTAAACGCGGATTACATCACGACGGTTAAAACGATGCTCGGCCTTTCGGTTGCCGACATCGTGACGACCGACACTCTGTTCGTTTCGCGAGTGGACATCGACCTCGCGAGCGGAACACTTTACGCAACCATCCAGCGCGGGACGGGGACGCCGTTCGTCCCGAACCTCGACCCCGTGCAACTCACGCTCAACTCGGACGGCTCGTTCGTTTCGACCGATGGGATGTGGAACGGGAACATTGGCCCGGCGGCGGGGGCCATCATCGCGAGCCTCAAAGCGCAGTTCGACGAGTTCATTCTCGCTTCGAGCAAGGTTACGGGGACGGCGTTCTGATTTTCAGTTAACAAGAGGAGACAAAGACCATGGAACAGCTATCAGAACACTTCACGGACGTCGAGCTTCGCGTGGTCGGCCAGCCGGTGCGCGTGGTGGGGAATGCCAAGTTCATCTGCCTTCAGATCCTCGAACCGATCCGCGAACAGTTCGGCCCGCTGATCATCGATTCCGGCTACCGCAACCCTGCGCACAATGAAGCAGTGGGCGGCGTGCATGGCTCGTTCCACGAGTACCTGGACGACGAGTGCGCCGCGGATTTCCGTCCGCTTGCCTCAGCGAGCGCGTCCCTCGAATTCATTTTCGACTGGATGCGTCTGGAATCGAAGCTGCCCTTCGATCACGTCATCCTGGAGCACGACCAGGCCGGCACTCCCGCCTGCATCCACGTGCAGGCCCACGTCGAGAATGCAAACCGCAGGGTCCGCGGCGCGTACCTCCGCTCAGTCGGCAAAGCGAGCGACACCGTGGAATGCGACTGTGAGCCAGCATGATATCCCTGTGGCTGTTCCTGAAAGCGCTCAGTCCGCGCACCTGGATTATCGCGGGGCTGATCGGAGTGGTGGGCTACACCGGAATCCGGCTCTACCATCTGGGCATCGAGCACGAGGCGTTGAAAGCTCAGCAAGCGACGCTCGAGGCCGACAAGTCGGAAGCGCAAAAGGAACGCGACGCATTCGAGGAGCAGATGAAGACGGCGCAAGCAACGGAGGCCAGCGCCATCGCAACCATCCAGGCGCAGAACGCCCGGCTCTCCGCCCTCGACTCCCGCCTGGCCAGCGACCGGCTCCGCGTCACCGCGTCACTCGCGCAAGTGGCCGCGATCCCGGACCCGCTGCTGTTCGGCGATATCACCCAGCGCCTGGCCAAGCGCCAGCCGACCGACGTGGCCCCCACGTTCTACCCGGCTGAGTTGCGCGAGATCGATGTGCGCCTGGCGCAGCTCCCCCCGGTCGAGGCCCAGATGAGCGATCTGTCCGCCAAGGTTGACACGCTGCAGCTGAAATCCGCGGCGCAAGACCTGAACATCGCAGCGCTGCGAACGGAACGAACCGCGCTGTTCTTGTACGCGTCACAACTGCACGATCATTACGCGCGGGCCTACGCTCTCGCTCAACCCCACGTGAGCCTGTTCGTTCGCATCGTGTCGTTTGGAATGAAGCGGCCGAAGAAGCTCACACTGCCCGCGCCCGAGGCGATCCCCGTCCCGGCGCAGTAAGGAAATTGGCCCGCAAACATGATGAAGGTTACCGTCCCACTCGCACACAAAATTCAGGAATCGATCCAGAACATTCTCGGGTTGATGGAGTTGGGGAAGATCGACGAAGCCAAGGCTGCACTTCTAAAGCTATCGAAACTGGTCACTGATCAAACCGTAAAGACCGCCGCTCCGGAAGATGAAAGCGACGGATGAATCTCCTGGAATCATCGTCGGGCAAGTGGGAAGAGGAGCGGCTCCTGCTCTGGCGCGAGATCGAGCAGCTGAAGGAAGCGCAAGCGCGGGAAAAGGCCCACGAGAAGGAACAGATCGACGCGGCGCACTCGAAGATCCGGGAGTTGGAGAGCATGAAATGGAAGTTCTGGGCGGCGCTGATCCCGGCTGTGGCCCTGGTGGTAGTGGAGTTGTTAAGGCTGGTATTCGCACGTCACTGAGGAGGAACACGCAATGGTCGGAACGATCATCATCATCGGACTGTTCGTCGTAGGAATCGCGTTCGCCCTGGGCCATCACTTTGGGCGCTCGGAGGAGCAGAAGGCCCTGGCCGCGACCCTGATGGAATTCAGCAGGGTGGACGCGGATGCAAAGGGCCTGGTCAACCGGTGCTACAGACATGTGAGCGGCGGCCTGAAGACCGAACTTAAGCGGCTGGGCTTGTAAGCTCCGCGCAGGTGCAGTGTCCGCCCGTAAGGTGACAGGGAGGTCGGGCGCAGTCCATCGTGGGGTATGTTCCAGAAACTCATGGCGGCTCTCGCTGGTCGGACGACGGCGTTCTGCGGCGCGTTCTTTGTGGCGGGGCACGTCATGCACTTCCTCCATCGGCTGGACCCCACCTACCTGGGGTTCATGGCGACGCTGATGGGTTTCGTACTCGGACACTCGGTGAAGGAAGACTACTTCAGCCCTGGCAAAACGCCCTCCCCCTAACAGCTGTGCAGGCAGTACCCTCTGCTCTTTCAAGGCACACGGCCCTGGAGAATCTCCCAGGGCTGTTTTTGCGTCCTGTTACGAAATCCGAAAACTTGTTACGAAATCCGGAAGTCCTTTCTGTCCTTCTGCTTGGCTGTTCTGTTTTCTACCGTGAAATCTCTCCTATTTCGGCGTAATCTGTTCTGAATTTGTAACGTTGGCAGCAGGCCCCTGCTCCTCTGGCGTGTTCTGGAGTAACCAACACACCGTATGTTTGTGTGATCATGTGTTCTGGTAATCGTGTAGTATGTGACTTCAGGCACTTTGCTAGGTGCAGGCCCGCCTGTACCCTTGGGACATGAAGAATACCAACGGACAACGGGCGGCAGTGAGGGCAAGCGAGAAAGCGCAGCGTATGGCGCGTCTCGCCGAGGCGCACGCGGTGGTCGCGACTGGTGTCTGCCCCACGTGCGGCACCAGGCTGTTCCTCAATCTGGCCCTCTCCGGCTGGTGGCAATGCGGGCACGTTGGAGCGGTCGGGTTCCAGAAGCTGGTGGGTCCGCACTGTGACTTCCAGATCTTCTACGACCCAACGCCGGAACAGCACGCGGCGATCCTCGCGCAGGGGGTGCGGTAATGGACACTCACTTCGTCGACCAGGCTCTCGCGAACTACCGGGCGCAGACGGGCGACCTCCGGTCCTGGGAGTCGCTCCCGCCCACCACCCAGAGCCGGATCATCCTGGCCGCTGAAAAGCTGAAGCGCGAACAGCGCACATCGGTAACTACCTCCCTGGGTTCCGTGGTGGGACCATCCAACTGGAGGCTGTTATGAATATCGCTACAGGCAAGAAAAAACAAAGTCGGGGCGGTTCCATCGTCTTGATGCTTCTGACCATCGCGATCATTTCGTTCGTCCTGTATAGAGCTGCTCAGTCGGTTACCGGAACCGCCGCGGCGGAGCCGGGCACGCAGGTGGTTCGGTCCCAGGCATGCGGCGTGGCGGATATCGCCGTCGACAAGCTCCGCGATCAGGGCATCCACGTCACGGGCCGCCTGCTCAACAACTGCGCGCTGGCAGTGGGTGCCCAGCTCAAAGTCACGACCTACGACAAGGCTGGGAACATTCTCTCTGTCGACGACATTTGGCCTGCGAGTATCAGCAACATCCCGGCGCACTCGGTATTCCCATTTGAGTGGCAGCTCACGAGCGCGCGCGGTGTCAGTACCTTTACCGTCGACGTCACTAGGGTTAAGACTTGGTAAGAACGAGGACGCCCGCGGATGAGGTGAACGCCCCCGGTTCGGTTCCTCGTGCGATGGCTCACACTTCGGAAGAGGAGATTATATCGAATGCCGAAAGCGAAAAAGAAACCGGCGCTGATCGATAAGACCTTCAAGGTTCCCGTGGACATCATCCGAAAGCTGGAGGAGCTTGCTCCGGAGTTCGGTTCGAACGGTCGCGCGATCCAAGTCGGGACCGAGCTTCTGGTCCGCATGCGGCGCAAGCCGAAGGTGGAGGAGAACGGCTCGCCGGTGGCGTCTCAAACCTACGCCATTACGCCGCGCACCCTGGAACTCATCGAGCGGCTGTTGCCCAGCTACGAAAAACGCGGTACTGTTCTGAGTGCTGTGGTACTGGTCCTGGTCCAGATTTTGAAGGAGCAATTTTGAGCGTGGCGCATGGTCACCGTTTCCAAGTTCGGCACGTTCTGGATTGTGTACTGCCCCGACTGCGCGCGGCAGTACGCCCCTGCCACCTGGCAGGAGGCCGAGTACCTGCGCTCCCGGCACGTGTGTGCGCCCGAACCGCCGCTGCGCGTCGAGATCGTGGTACGCCCCAGGGTGCACTCTAAATAGGCGCTACTGCCCTGTTCCGAAAGTCGTACACCCTCAGTGTTCTGTTTCTAATTGTTTTTTTGTGGTCTTATAGGTGCAGGCCCGCCTGTTCCCGGTGTATCCTACGTCCGACATATGAATGGAAAGAAAGTCATCCCGTCCGGCCTTAAGGACTCGGTGCAGTTCCACCTGGACTCCGTGCTGCGCATCAACAACCGACGCGCCGACCGCCTGGTGATGGAGGGGCTTGGGCTTTCTCTGCGCGAGGCCCTGATCATTCAGGCCGCGAGTTCTGAGCCGCCCCTGAGCCAGGGATACATGGCCGACCTCCTGGGCATCAACCGGAACGTCATGGTCCTGGAGATCGACCGCCTGGACGACCAGCAAGGGTCGGGGCACCTGAAGCGCGAGCGCCGTCCTGAGAGCCGCCGCGAGGCGACCATCGTGCTCACTCCCAAAGGTAGGCGCACCCTGGCCGCGATCAACAAGCTGCGCGCGCAGGTGTGGCACGATATCCTCCGTCCCTCCACCTCGAAACAGATTTCCGATCTGCTGGCCTGGGCCAGGGCCGTTATCGAAACGGCGGGCCCTCCCCCGTCCTCAAAACCTGACCGCAAGAAAAAAGCACGATAATCGGAACACCGCGCGTATCGTGTGTTTTGCGTACGATGTGTTCCGAATTTCCACACGCTTTCCACAGGATGCGGATTGACACCGCTCCGTTCGGGGGCGTACAAAGTCCGAACAAAACTCTGGTACCCGCCCTCGCGATTTTCCACGCTGGTTTAATCGCGCTGACCTGATACCGGGACGAAACGCGCGTTTCGCTTTTAAGATTTGGGGCGCACAGGTTCTCCCGTTCGAACAAACAACCAGCGGATGGCCCCGACCCGACTCCAAGGTCCCCGGCCCACGGCCCGAAGTTAGACCAGCGCAAAAACCAGCGAACGGCACCCGGTGCATGTCCAACCAGCGAATCTGGCACCGACCGGGTGCTTCTTTTGCGCGATGTCTGTGCTCGCTAAGTGTTCTGAAAAGAGTTACGCTGGTGACGACAAACCAGCGGGGTCACGCTCCCAGAAAGAACTGGTTGCGATGGCTCGAAGAAGGTATCAACGGCCCAGCGTGAAGCAGATGGGAACTGGACCGGGAGCAAGATGGGTGATCAGGTTCCGCGAGGATGTGGTCAACGGAACCGGGCGACGCGTCAGGGTTTGTCGGAAGCAGCAGGTTGGCAAGTGCTCCGACATGACCAGGGCGATGGCACAAAGGGCGGCGGATGAATTACTCAGCACGGGTGCAAACAACCCGACGTTCAAGCCGTCCACGACAATCACGTTCTCAGAATTCATCACCAACAAGTTGCCCGCGGCCTACGCAACACGGAAGGCGGGCGGCCTGGTGACGGCGAACTCAATTCTGAGACTTTACCTGGTGCCGTGGTTTGGGGAACTGCCCCTCGCGGCGATCAAGTCGGAGACGGTGCAGCGGATGGTTCATTCACTGATCGAACGCGGGCTTGGAGTCTCAGCAATTCGCGGCATCGTCGGCACGCTGTCTGGCGTGATGGCGTGCGCGATGCGCTGGGATTATCCGGTCGCATTCAATCGGGCCGGGATCGTCGTGCCGAAGCTGATCAAATCCACGAAGTTGAAGCTGTTCACTCTGGAGGAAACCCTGCGCATCATCGACGCGGCGGGGCCGTTCTACGGACTGATCTTTCGTACGCAGTGCGCTCTCGCTCTGCGCCCCGGTGAGGTCCTGGCTCTGAGGGTGAGTGACTTCGATTTCAGAAACGGAACGGTGCTTGTGGAGAGCAACTCCGGTGCGGCCTACGGCTCGGAAACGCTCACCACCACGAAGGGGAACAACCCGTCATTGAAACGGGTAGCCCCCGACGTTGCAGCCATACTCCAGGAGTATCTGCGGTCGACGTGGAGGCCCAACAAACTAGGGCTGCTGTTTCCCGGCGAGCGCCTCGGGAAGATCATTGCCTTGGTTTCTCTAAGGCAGAATGTTCTGTACCCGATTCTGGAACGGCTGAAGATCCCGCGGAATGGGCGCAGCCTGCATGCGTTCCGACACACGGCAGCAAGTGTGCTCGGGCAAGATGTAGCATCCGGTGGGATTGGAGCTTCCCCGAGTGTAGTGGGCAGCGCTCTCCGTCATCAGGACGGTGGTGCTCTGGCCATGAAGGTTTACACTCATGTTCTGGGAACCGATGAAGTGAACGCGATGGACAAGCTCGGTACTGCGGTCTGCGGTTCGCCCCGCAAGCCGGAGGACGGGCAGCTGGCGTTCGATTTTGCGGGTGATTCCCGCAAGCCAGTACAGTCCGAGTTGGAGGGACGCAAATGGCAGACGGCGGGATCATAAAAGCGAAACACGCAAAGCTCGTTCTGGAATTGTTTAACGGGGAAGAGATGACGGTTGAGTACTCCTCGGTCGACAGTTTTGAAATCACCAACGAGTTCGCCGAAGGTAGGCCCACGGGCAGCGTGACGTTCAGCATAACCGGAACGATCAAGCGCCCGGAGTTGCGTCCAGATGTGTCCGGCAGTTTTGCAAGTTGTTCAATCGCTTAGGGTTTAACTCGCTGGAATTTAATCAGGCGATTAAATTCTGGCCAAACAGGGCGGCGTGACTCCGTTTGGTTTCTGTCACTTAGAAACGCCCCACCTGTAAGTTATTCATTTA